TACTTTTCTATGTTAATCAACTTAACTATGGAGTCTTCTTATGACTGACATTACGTATGAAAACGTCTCTGACAGTCGGACAGAAGGCGGGAAAACATCTTACCTTTACTCAAAGAGTCGAGTAGGTCGTAGTGGTGACGGTAAGTCACCCACGGCATACGAGGCTTTAACTTTGAGCGTTTCTTCGGTTCAAACCGTAAAGAATTGGTTCTGTCACAGTCATTCCTCTTATACAGAGAAGACTGGTACAGTTCCAGGTTTACAGGTTCAAATCGAACATAACGGGCCTAGGATGGTCTCTCTCACTAGTAGCCCTCCGGACTTTATAGATAACACGAATGCCCTTTCAATGGCATTTAAGAAATCTAGTTCTGCTCAAATGCAGATCGGTACGGAGTTGGCAGAAGTTTTTAAAACTGCTGCTACTATATCCACGGTTGTGAAGGAATCTCTTCGCTTCATAGTTGATTTTAAGAAGTCTTTGACTTCTAAACGCCATAGAAAGCGTTTTATTAAACGAGTCCTTAATAGGAACTCTGATGATATTGCGTCCGCCTACATGGCTTTTCGCTTCGGTATTAGACCTTTGGTTTATGCCACGCAATCCGTTCTGGACCTTCATAATGAAGGTATCAAAAAGCCGTTGCTTTTCCATGGAAATGGAAATTCGACAGCTAATGTGTCAGACAATGGATACGCGTGCGGTCAGGCAGAAAGAGTGAGACTAACTTACCAGGTTACAGATACAGAGCTATTTGCTCGATCTGAATTAGGTTTGTCGGCCTCTGAACTCGCCGCCACGGTTTGGGAACTTCTTCCCTTATCGTGGGCACTTGACTATTTTCTGCCCTTGGGCGACTATATTCAAGCGCTTAGTAGGCGACTCTCTAGATGCGGGGTAACATTTGTTAATATGATGCGGTCCTTAAAATCAAAGGCTTCATACTCGTCGAATAATTCGGCGACTTGGAAAGTTTGCTTTGGACAACATGATGCTTCGAATTCTAGCTCTACGAGCTATAGTTCGGAACACTATATACGCACTATTGGAACAATTGAACCTTACCCACCCTTACCAGTGAACTTTAACATGACTGATTCGCTTAACCCATATCAAATCTTAGATTTGATGGCATTAGCCAAGGGTATTAGACGATAAGTCTTTATTTGTTAAGATCACTTAACCTAACTGTGTTAATCTAGTATTAATACACATAATCGCATTATTGCGTTAACGGGCTCATTTTGAGTCCGAAATTAATTGGAGTAAAATCTATGAGTAATATCACGTTAGATAATGACGGTGCAGGTACGTTACGTACTTTCCTTCCAATGGGCGAATCAAATGGTCTTGTGATCTATGAAACGCGCGATATGGTGAAAAGAAGCTTAGAGTCAAATTTGACTATTTCTTCTATTCACTTAAACAGCAACGCTACGCGAATTGCAGGTAAACTGCAACAAGTTGTAACGGAAACGGTCGATTCGACCGAAGTTGTTTCGGCACAAAACCAAATCAAGATTGACGTAGTAGTATCTGATGATGCCACTATAGCTCAGCGCGAGGAACTAGCGTTTATGCTGGAATCCTTAGCTGCAGAGCTACATGCCAATATTGGTAGTTTGACGCCTGTCTATTTATAATTAATCCTTTTTTTGGAATGGCTTTATGCCGTTATAGATAATTGATATTTATGCTCGCACTAGCGGGCTAATATAGGAAGTAATAGTTATGATCAATGATCTAACTTCACGTAATAATACTTTGTATACGTGCATAAAAAACAGTCTACATAATCTCAATCAGAGAAAAGTAGATACAATGGGAGAGCATAATGCTACCGATTTTTTGGCCAACGCTCTATTTAAGGATTCGTGTCCGTATAACGAGGACATACTTGTATGTCCGAGTTTTTCTACGAGCACGGTAGACCGCTTTAAGTGGTCTTACCTTAAACAAGAAATAACTTCAAAACTGTCACGACCAGGAGTACCTGAAAAGGTACGAGCGGACGCGGCGGTTGCAAAGCTTCTTGAGAGCGAAACGGCTTGTGCTGCTATCAATAATGATGGCTACCACAAATCGACACCCAGTTGGTTTTTTAATAGTACTTTAGCCAGAGCACAGCAATTAATCGCTAATGTTCTTGGTCCATGCGATCCTGCGCGGATGTTTGAACGCGCTCGTTTTACGAGCGGCGCAACAACATCTCGTCGTAGGAAACATGGTGATGCTTACTTTAAGTATCATAGTACTTGGTCTATCGACGTTACACGATCTGCGAGTAGATATCTACAAGCAACCATAGCGGCAACGCCGCCTTGGAAAGCTTTAGTAGAAAATACACTACCAAATCATGTCCTGGGAAACCAGGTGACGACAGTACCAAAGAAAACTGACATCGATCGAGCCATAGCTATGGAGCCGGACGGAAACGCCCTGCTTCAAACAGCTGTTGGAACTTATCTGAAGTCACGTTTATCTAAAATAGTTAACGTAAACTTAAGGGATCAGACTACTAATCAAGAATTTGCAAGACTAGGTTCGGCAACGGGAATTGTTTCCACGTTGGATCTAGCTTCAGCTTCTGATAGTATATCTCATCGTCTTGTCTGGGATCTTCTCCCGACGGATTGGTATAACCTCCTTAATGACCTTCGGTCACGTTATGGTACTTTACCTAACGGTTCAGTTGTAAAATGGGAGAAGTTTTCCGCAATGGGAAACGGCTTCACGTTTGAGCTAGAGTCCTTAATTTTCTACGCCATCAGCAGAGCTGTGGCGGAATTAAATGACTGCTCTCCGGAGTTCGTAAACATCTATGGTGACGATATTATTGTCCCGACCAGATGTGCACGGAACCTTGTCAGCGTCCTTGCTGATTTAGGTTTTTCAACAAACGTGGAGAAGAGCTTTATTACGGGAATTGCGTTTCGCGAATCCTGTGGTAAGCATTATTTTCACGGTGTTGATGTTACTCCCTTCTACATAAAGACGCCTGTATCAACGCTTCCTCGATATGTTTGGTACCTTAATTCGTTAAGGCACTGGGCATACGATGAGTTGTTTGATATATGTTGTCCGTCAGTAGAAGATTATTGGTTCGCCTTTCGTCGATCCTTCATACCGAAGGTCTTGCTAGGTGGAACCCAGATACACAGCATAACAAGTGTGTATTCTGCTGGGGAGCCACGGAAGAAAATCAAGTTTGAAGCGGAATCAGAACTTACGTTACATGGAACCAGGGCTTTATTGCGCTGGTTTCAAAATAACCAAGTTCCGAATCGCTACATGGACACCTTAATGGTTAGGCATTCAAGCCTCTCAGTTAAAGGTGAAT